TAAGGAGGTGAACAAAGAAATGGACGAAGAGGTAAAGAAAGATGCCGAAGAAGAAATGAACTGCATCTTAGAACTGCTTGAAGAATGGTGTCTGAAATACGATCAGGATTATGCAAACGCGGTTGTGCTTGTGAAACATAATCAGATCACATCATGGGGAAGTATAGGAAATCACGAAGACCTCGTTTGCAGAATAAAAGAGCACCCATAAATGAGGCGGCAACCTCAGGGCGCATAGATAAATAATCAACATTATTGTAACAGAAAGGACGAGAAAAGTGAAGAAATTTGAATTAACAAATGAATTTATTACAAATAGTTACGGGACAAAGCTGTTCCGCATCCGTGCCCTTGTTGAGTTCTGCGATGTGGAAGCCGGAGAACTTGGCGGGTATGTGGAGAAGGAATCAAACCTTGGTCATGACGGCAATGCGTGGGTGTGCGGCAATGCGTGGGTGTGCGGTAATGCACAGGTTTCCGGCAATGCGTGGGTGTGCGGTAATGCACAGGTTTCCGGCGATGCGCGGGTGTACGACGATGCGCGGGTGTACGACGATGCGTGGGTGTGTGGCGATACGCGGGTGTACGGCAATGCGTGGGTG